AGGATCTATCATTCCAAAAGCTATGGGTTCTGCTGGATTACAGCCAATACAATCTGCTGGTAGGTTCGATGTAGCACAGCTTGTTTTGTCTGACATGAGATTGAATATTAAGCGCGCGCTTTACAATGATATGCTTGGTAATCCTGACAAGACACCAGCTTCTGCTACTGAGGTAGCTGAAAGAATGGCTGACCTGTCTCGCAGAATGGGGTCTGCATTTGGTAGATTACAAGCCGAGCTTGTTCAGCCCGTACTGCAAAGGGTTATCTACATACTTAAAAAGCAGGGACGCATTGAAGTTCCGACAGTTAATGGCAGGGAAGTAAAGGTACGCTCTGTATCTCCGCTTGCTCAAGCCCAAGCCAATCAAGACATCTCAAGTGTAGCTCGTTTCCTAGAGCTAGTTGGCAGCTCTTTTGGCCCAGAGATGTTACAGTTATTAGTTGATGGAGAGCAGACAGCTATCCACTTGGCTAAGAAGTTCGGAGTTCCTGAGAGTTTAATTAGGGACGAAGATCAGCGCAAACAAATAGCGCAGATGGCGCAACAGATGGCGCAACAACAAATGCAACAACAGCAAGGACAAATGGGTGAACAGCCAGAAGGTTAATATTGGAATAGACGGGATACAACGGAAGAGTGATCTTGATAAGCAGATAAGTCACAATGTATCAAAAGTGTTTGAATCGCCAACAGGCAAGGAAGTTATTCGTTATCTACGCTCAGTTACTATAGAAATGGTAAATGGGCCAAATGTAACTACGGAAGAGTTACGTCATATAGAAGGGCAGAGATATATTGTTGGTCTTATTGAGCAACGTATTGCCCATTCACATAGGAGTAAGAACAAATGAGTGACACACTAATGAACTCTCAATTAGGGGAAGCCGCACCAGTAGAGGCTGCACCAGCAGAAGAGCAGCGTGACTTTGTAGTTGCAGAAGATACGCAACCAGAACGCCCTGAGTGGCTACCAGAAAAATACACAAGTGGTGAAGACTTAGCCAAGGCTTACAAAGAGCTTGAGTCTAAGCTTGGTGGTAAGGAAGAAGACATACGCAATAAGCTTCTTGAGGAGATCAAGGCAGAAAGCTTTAGCGAAAGACCTGAGTCTTCTGGCGATTACCAGTTACCTGAGTCTGTAGATGAAGAGCTTGCTGTTGATAACGACCTACTTAAGTGGTGGTCTGAACATTCTTTTGAGAATGGCTACAGCCAAGACGAGTTTAAGAAAGGCATAGAGATGTATGCCGAAGCCGTGAATGGCGCACAGCCAGACATGGATGCTGAGTCAGCAAAGCTTGGTGATAACGCAAACGACAGAATACAAGCTGCTTCTATGTTTGCAACCAAGTTCTTTCCTGAGGATGCAATGCCAGCTATTGAAAGAATGTGCGAAACCCATGAGGGTATCATTGCTCTTGAGTCTGTAATGGAAGCAATGAAGGATGGTTCCTTTGCTGGTAGCGGGCAAGGAAGCGCTGGTGCAACAGAACAAGAACTTAGGGAGATGATGAATGACCCAAGATATTGGAAAGATCGCGACCCACATTACATCAAACAAGTTACCGATGGGTTCCAGCAAATATACAGATGAAGTTAGAATAATAAGACGGGGCCAGTATTATCTGACCCCGTTTACAACCGACCACATAGATGAAGTAGTTGAGCATCTAAGTAAAGAAAGCCGAAGAGAGCTAAAGCTTCTTGGGCATTTAGACATTCCTCAAGCAATAGAAGAGATGCAGAAATACTCCGAGTGTTACATTGCTAGGAAGGAAGACGAAACATTCCTAGCTGTTGGCGGTCTTTGGTATGACGGAGATCAAGACTTCCCACAAATGTTTGCTATGTTTTCTAATAATATTAAGGGAAACTTCAATGCGATGGCGCGTGGTTCTCTGATGTTTGTTAAGTTCTTTGACAGCACACAGACCCATATGAGCATGACCATACTGGCTGATTATGAGTTTATGTTAAACTGGGCAAGCTGGCTAGGCTTTGAGGCAATGGGTGTTTCGACAGTCGGCCCAAACAAATATGTTGATTTTGTACGTTGCAATCCAAACGAAAATAGTGTTAGGGATGGATCACTACGGCCCGTTACGCACTGAAAGGCCCGAAAGGATACCCTTGTTGAAGTGAAAGAGTGGATACCCGTGTAACTGTAACTTCAAATTAGGACTGAAAAAATGGCTAATACTATTGACACAGCCTTTATCAAGCAGTTTGAAACCGAAGTTCACATAGCTTATCAGCGCATGGGTTCCAAATTACGGAACACTGTACGCACAAGCAATGTGACAGGTTCAGTTGCTCGATTCCAAGTAATTGGAAAAGGCGTCGCAAATACTAAATCACGTAACGGTAACGTAACTCCAATGGAGTTGGCGCATACAACAGTCGAAGCCACTATGGCTGACTTCTATGCACCAGAGTACATCGACAAGCTAGACGAGTTGAAGACTAACATCAACGAACGTCAAGCTGTTGCACAATCTGCTGCTGCGGCTCTTGGCCGTAAGACAGATGAACTGATCTACGCAGCTATGGATGCTGCTGGCGGTACTGCAATTCACGATACTAGCTCTGCACTTGAGATTGCTGACTTGCTTTCATTGTTCGAAACCATGGGACTTAATGACGTTCCAGAAGACGGACAGCGTTACTTGGCGATGAACCCAAAGGGTTACGCTGACTTATTCGCAATAAGCCAGTTTGCTTCTTCTGACTTTGTTGGTGAGCAAAATCTACCGTTCGCTGGTGGCATGACCATGAAAGAGTTCATGGGATTCAAAGTATTCTCTACCTCTGCTGTAACGGCTGGTAAGAATATTGCGTATCACACTTCATCTGTTGGCCTTGGCATTAATGCTGACGTTCAAACTGAAGTGAACTATGTCGCTGAAAAAGCTTCACACCTTGCAACATCAATGATGTCCATGGGCGCTGTTGGCATTGACGCCAATGGTATCTGTGAAGTCCTTGATAACAACTAAGAAGGAGACTTAATATGGCTTATAGTGCATCAGGTCTTCACCTTATTGGTGGGGCGTCAGGTCAAAGGCTTTGGTATTATGTATCTGCTGATACCATTGCAGACGCAAATACAGCGGGTTACTTTAACTCATCTGCGTCTATGCTGAATGTAAATGACGTAATCATTACAGTGACATCCACAGGTGGAACGCCTGTTATCACTCATGCTTATGTCAATGCAAACGATGGTTCCACTGTTGATATTACTAACGGCGTTGTCGTTACTAATACTGACGGTGACTAAATAGGGCGGGGGGTTTCGGCCCCCCGACTTTCTTATGCCAGAGGTAGCTGACACAGCAATAAAAATATGTTCTCGCGCATCGATCCTAATTGGCGGTGACGCGATTCAGTCTTTTACAGACGGAACAACCGAGTCTGATGTTGCGGCGTCTATATACGAAGACATTGCAAGATCTTCCTTAACCAATACAAGATGGCGGTTTGCAACTACTCAAGTACAACTGAGTAGACTGACAGACATACCAGCTTCCAGATACTCTGCTGCTTACCAGTTGCCAGCAGATTTCTTAATGATTAACTCATTAACAGTAAACGACAATATTATAGAGTATGACACATATACTAACAAAGCATTTTCTAATGCTGTTGAGACTGATGTTGTCATGGCTGATTATGTATTCAGAGTAAGTGAAGAACATTGGCCTGCTTACTTTGTACTTGCGGTTGAGCTTTCACTTGCAAGTCTTTTTGCAGTCTCTATTGCTAGGGATGCACAGCTTTCTAATGCTATGGAAGCAAGGGCAGAAATGCAAATGAGGAAAGCAAGAACACTAGACTCACAGCAGCAAACAAGTCGCAAGCTAAACACATCAAGGTTTATATCTCAAAGGCGTAGCTAATGCAGAAAGTAAGAGTACCAATAAACAGCTTTCAGTATGGTGAAGTCAGCGATTCTCTCTCAATGAGAGTTGATACTCCTATCTATTCTGCGTCAGCTTCTACAATACAGAACATGGTTGTTATGGCCGAAGGCTCCTTAATTAAACGTAAGGGGCTAGAGAACCACATTAGTCACGGCATAACCTATGATGCTACATACCCAGAGCAATCTGTTTTAGTACCTTTTGTATATGACGATAACGAACAATACCTTGTTTCTATACAGCATCAGGCACTTAAGGTTTATCAGATAGCATCAAACGATGGGTCAGTAATCAGTATAAATGTAAACATTACTGCTGGCACAGATGGCGTTGCTGTTCCCTTTGATAGAGAGTTTTTAAAGGAATACACTACAGCGCAGCTAGGTGACGTACTTTATATCTGTCACCCACTCTTTGCTCCAAGGCTTCTAACAAGAACCAGCCTGACTACCTTTGAGATCAGTACGTTTTCGTTTGATAAGAGATCAGACAACAAGCAAACGTATCAACCCTATAATAAGTTTCATCCTCAGGGAACTAAGCTAGACCCTAGCGCAACCTCTGGAACAGACGTAGTCTTTAGAGTATTTAATACTAACCTAACAGCCGATGATGATGGCATTAGAGATCTAGCAGCAATCCCCGCTAGTGAAATGGAAGACCTTACACTTGATGGCGCTCTTGCATCTAATAATGACGTTTCTTTTTCCCAAGCTAGACAGATAACTATTACATCAGCAGGAAATGTTTCTGGTATAAATTTTATTATTACTGGAACTAATCAAGACGGTGTTAGTATAACAGATTCAAGTCATGCTGGCCCCAATAACTCAACAGTTATTGTGCCAATTCTTTATAAAACAATTACAAAAATTCAAGCCAGCACTCACACTACAAACACTGTTAAAATAGGAGTTACTAATCAAGAGGCTGTACCATATTTTGATATTACTGGCTCAAGAAATAATACTACTGCAACAGGTATATATGCAAGCTCTGCTCACATAGGGTCAACTATAAGATATGGTGGCAATGAGATTTTAATAACAGGAGTTAATAGCTCTGAACAAGCGAGGGGAACTATTCTTGATAGCCTCACTAAAAGGCTAGAAGTTCTTAATCCATTCAGAACCAATAGCGGAAGTGCTGTTGTAGAGGTTAGCCAGCCAGCACACGGGTTCTCTGGTGGCGAAGTAATAACTGTATCTGAAGCCGTTGCAGTAGGTGGTATATCAGCAAGTAATCTTAATGGCTCAAGAACTATTAACGCTATTATTGATGATAACACATACTCATTTACTGCTGCTGGTACTTCTAATGCTTCTGAAGATGGTGGTGGTTTTGTTAAGATAGCAACTCATGCACCAAGCCTAGACTTTGATGAACAATCTTTCTCAGCTAAAAGAGGACACCCTGCTGCTGTTGCTATTCACCAGAACCGCTTGGTGTTTGGTGGTACTTTAGATCAGCCAGA